ACAATAGTTCCTATAATATTAAACGATATTACTCCAACCAATTCTCAGTACTCACGGACCACGGATGTAAAACCAAAAGAATTACAATCGATTGATGATAACTTACACAAAGATAAAAGATTTAAAAAATTATATATTGAGTTAACTAAAGTTATACAAGGTTGTTTGTCTGCACAAAAATATAACTTAGATTTATTTGAAGTTTATATTACAAAGTCTTGGGCAACTTTGTCCGCTAAAGAACAATTCATATCTTATCATAGACACATGAGTAGCCATTTTAGTTTTGTATATTATCCACAAGCTCATGAACAAGGTAATCTTTTTTTATTAGATGATGATGCTCATAAAGTAGGATTAAATATTCCTAAAAGAGATCCTTATTTCACAGAATGGGATAATTCTAATTATGGTAAAGCAGAGTATCCTGCAGAGACGGGTAATGTAGTTATCTTTCCTTCAATGATGTTTCATGAAACAGGAAAGAATACAAAAGACATACCAAGACTATCTATATCAGGGGATATTATGTTAACTATGAAAGAGGGTGTTAAATCTGAACATAATATACCTTCTCCGTCTACTTGGATGAAGCTTTAAAATGATGTAAAATGGTTGCATGCCTTTAACAAATGTAAGAATAGCACCAGGAATTAACAAAGCAGACACACCATCAGGTGCTGAAGGACAGTGGATAGGTGGGGACTTTGTAAGATTTAGATACGGACAACCAGAAAAAATAGGCGGCTATACAGCTATTGGACAAGAGACTATTGCAGGACCCACACGGGCTCAACACACTTGGAATGATTTAGAAGGTAGAAGATATGCAGCATTAGGTACATCAAAAGCATTATACATTTATTACGAAGATAAATTTTACGATATTACTCCACTAGCAACAGCAATCACGAGTGCAACTTTTACATCTACCTCAAGTTCAAATATAGTAACTGTTAATAAAGTTTCTCATGCTTTAGATCTTGGTGAATATATTACGTTAAGTTCTGTAACAGTGCCTGGACAAACTACAACTTTAAATGGTGCTATAACAGATTCTGATACTACAATAACTTTAACGAGTGCATCAGGTTTTTCTGCCGCTGGAACGGTAAGAATAGGAAATGAGCTAATAACATATACGGGTATATCTACAAATGACTTAACAGGTTGCACAAGAGGTACTAATAGTACAACTGCCGCAGCTCATATAGATACAACTGCAGTAAGAGAAGCAACAGTTACAAGATACAATACAACAGACTTTACAACAAATACTTTTGAAATATTATCTGTTCCAGATGCAGACTCATTTACAATTCAAATGACAACAACTGAAACTGGAACAGGAATGACGGCAGCTGGAGGGGCTACAATAAATCCTTACGAAGATATTGGTCCAACAATTCAAACTTATGGTTATGGTTGGGGTACAGGTTCTTGGAGTAGACTTACTTGGGGATCAGGCACAACGAGTTCAACTATTATTCTAGATCCAGGTTCGTGGTCTTTAGATAACTTTGGTGAACAATTAATTGCAACGATTAAAGACGGTAAAACATTTACTTGGAATCCAGGTGTGTCCAACCCATTAGATGAAAGAGCAACTATTATGGTAGGTGCTCCAACTTCTACAAGATTAACTATAACTTCAGATAGAGATAGACACGTAGTTCACTTTGGTACAGAAACAACTATTGGAGATGCTTCAACCCAAGACCCGATGTTTATTAGATTTAGTGATCAAGAAAATTATAATATTTATCAACCTACTTCAATTAATACTGCAGGAACTTTTAGATTAGATACAGGAAATAAAATTGTAGCTGCTATCTCAGGTAAGGATTATAACTTAATTTTAACAGATCAAGCTGCTTATCAAATGCAGTTTGTAGGTCCGCCATTTACATTTTCTATAAGACAAGTTGGATCTAATTGTGGGTGTATTGGGCAACATGCTGCTGTTTATGCAGATGGTAAAGTTTTCTGGATGGGTACAGGAGGAGGCTTCTTTGTATTTGATGGTACAGTTAAATTACTTCCATCACTTGTAGAAGATTTTGTATTCACGACCACCGGATCTAATGAAGGTATTAACTATTCTTCTAATGAAATTATTTATGCTTCACACAACTCTTTATTTAATGAGATAGTTTGGTTTTATCCAGCAGGGACTCCTTTGGGTAGTCCAGCAGTTCAAAATAATAGATCAGTAGTATATAACTATGTGGAGAATAACTGGTCTACAATGACACTTGCTAGAAGTTCTTATGCAGACGCTAGTACTTATGATGTACCTTATGCAACAGAATATAACTCAACAGATGTACCAACGATTTCAAATTTAAGTGGTGCAACTAATACCTTTGGCTCTTCTTTATATTATGCTCATGAAGTGGGAAATAATGAAATAGCTTTGAATGGAACGGAGACAGCTATTCCAGCGTATATTCAATCAGGAGATTTTGATTTACCTACTGGAGGTGATGGAGAAAATATGTTAAGGCTAAGTAGATTTATACCAGACTTTAAAAATCTTCAGGGAAACGCAGTGGTTACAATATTTTTAAAAAATTATCCTGTAGATTCTGGAACCTCTTCTCAATTAGGTCCTTTTACAATAAATGCTAATACAGAAAAAGTAGACACCCGTGCTAGAGGAAGATTAGCTAATATTAAAATACAAAATACTGCTATAAACGAGACCTGGAGATTTGGTACCTTTAGAGCAGACGTTAACCCTGATGGAAAAAGATAATGGCTAAGATAAACGTATACGTACCTGAACCACCAGCAGAATACACAACAGAAGGTTTTAGACAAATTAACCAAGCAATAGCAACAGTTGAAAACCAATTAAATACTTCTTATCAACAGGACTTGAAAAACGAACAAGATTCCTTTAATTACTTTATGTCATGACAATAAGATACAAAAGCGAAACATTTAATTTAACCACAACTAACCTCACGACAATTTTAACTTGTCCTGCAGATGCAACTATTCTTGTAAAAACAGTACAAGCGACTCATAATACAGCCAGTAATGTGGATGTCGACTTAATACTAACCAAATCAGGAGATGTTACTAATTATATTATTGGTCATGTTCTCTTAAACAAATCCATAACTAATTTGGTATTGAATACATTAAATTTAGAAGCTGACGATGTTCTTAAAATGCAAGCAGATACTGCAAATGAAATAACAGGCGCTGTAAGTTATGCTTTATTAGATAGGTCACAAGAAAATGGCTAAAAAATCTAAAGAACATCACAAACGGGATAAGCCTAAAAAAAGGGGTTCTCGAAAACATAAGAAATCTTTAAACAAAAATGAGAAGAGACAGAAAAAAACTAAACGTTATAGAGGCCAGGGAAAAGGCTAGACAAAAATTGTTAATAAAGATATAAAAAAGAATGTCTGATTTAATTAAAATACCAGCAGAAGCAAAAGAAATTATTAAACATAAAAGAACAGGCAAAGTGTATGCTAGTAAAACTGATTTTGATAACGATGTTGCTGATGCCAATACTGATACTACTGTGGATGACTTTAGACAAGACCTTGAAATTAAGGTTACTAAAGTTACTATGGGCGCTGCTACCAAAAAATAATGGATCCTAGAGGTGCAACTGAAATTCAAATGGAGATGCTCCATAAACATGTTTCAAAAGAATTATTAGATCAAGTACAAATCTGTACATCAATCCCTGGTAAAGTTCCAATAGATCCAAATAAGGTTAATATACTTTGGCAAAAGAATTCTTGGGACCAACCAAACTTACAAGAGTTTTTTGGTAACAAGGAAAGACATAAAGAATATGATTGGTATGTATTTAATAGTCATTGGAATTATGAAAAATTTAGATACTTTTTTGATGTACCAACTGATAGATCTATAGTTATTAAAAATGGTGTTGAAGATTTTCCAATAAGAAAGATTTATAAAAAAGGTGAGCCTATAAAACTAATACACCACTGCACACCTTGGAGAGGGTTAAATGTATTGTTAC